GCTGCTCCCAGAACTTCTTGTCCGTGAACAGGGTTCCGAGCACATCGGCTGCAACCTCTTCGTCCGTCTTCTCTGTCTGGTTCTTGGACTCGTAGAACTTCTTGTAGTCCTCGTACCGGTTGGCCTGAAGGTAAGACTTGATCTCAAGGCTCAGCGACTGGGCCTGCTGCGGGAAACGACGGGCCAGATCGTGGAACACCTCATGCCCAAGGACGAACAGTGACGCCTTGGGTGACTGGGTGACGTTGATGCCGATGATCGACTTGCCGCTCGCAGATGTGATGTTGGTGCCAGCAAGCCTCTTCAGGCGAGCATCACTACCGCTGTAGCTGTAGGCAAACAACTCGACGCCGAACAGCTTGGCGATCTTGTTCAAGTGGGCAGGGTTCTTGACCCGCTTGACCGAGCCAGTCTCAGCACCACGCTGCTCCAGGCTTGTCTGAAGCTGCGAGAACGAATCGGCAGGCTCTACTGCGGCTGCGGTCGATTCGGTGACTGTGGGCGCTGTAGCGGCTGGAACGGCGGCGTCTGCCACCGGTTGTTCTGCTGCTCCTTCTTGCGCTGCTTGCTCGGTTTGAGTGGCTTGATTGACATTGGCGTTGGTCTGGCCCCCAGGTTGCCTCGGCCCAGCGGCTGGCTCAAGCGATGCGGCTTCTTGGGGTGTCAGTTCAAAGTTGAAGGTAAAACCCTGTGCCACGCCCTGGTCGGCGTAGTCGGGGTTGTTCACCCTGGGGTCGGCCTCGGGTACATCAAGGAAGAACAACGGGAGGTCAGGGCGGTAGTTCGCCGCGTACTCCCGGTTGGTGCTGACCCAACGACCGGTCTCGCCCTCTCCACGACTTCCGCTGTGATATACCCGGATAAAGCCTTCCTTCAGCGGAGGCTCAACTACAGCGTCCTGGGAGGTATCTGCTTGTGAAGCCGAGGCGACGGTTCCACTGGCTTGACTGGGTACGAGCCCACCAGGCTGCTCTCGCTCAAACTCTCGAACAGCGCGAGCCCGTTGGATCTCCTCTTCAAGAGAGGCGAGGTTCTCGTCAGAGCCGAATGAAGCATCTTCACTAGCTGCCCGAGCCAAGCTGGGCGGTGTGGATTTGTACACACCGGCTGGAGGCGGCGTCTTCAGGAACGGATCCAGAGACCCCAGCACCAAGTTGGCGAAGTCCCCGTTCTGCTGAACCAGGCGATTGCCATCTTCAATCGACTGGACGTTGTTGATAGCCGTCTGGAATGCCTGGAGCTGATCGCTTCGGCCCATCGCCTGCTCGATCTGTGTCTTGGTGGCATCGTCCGCCGTCTGGTACAGGGCGGCAAAGAACGGCACAGAGCGGGAGTCGTTGACGAACTCCTGCATCTGGACGGGCGACATGCCAGGGCCAGCAGGAGGCTCGCCAGCATTACGATCGCTCACAGGATTCGGTGGGGCATTGGGCCCCTGCTCCTGCGGCTTGCCACGGAACTTCTCTACGCCAACGGCAGCGATCTCGCCGGGTGCGGTCAAGCCTTCGCCCAGGTACTCGAGCGCCATCTCACCGAAGCTCGCATCCTCACCGACAGCCTTGGATGCCATGTAGGCACCGGTAGCGCCACCGATGCCCTGGATGTTCGCCTGGTTGAGGATGTTGGCGACCTTGGACTTGAACGGATTGATGCCCAGGAACGCGCCAGCCACAGCGTTGGCCGGTACTTCACCGGCAGTCTTGCTGACGGCGTACTCGGCAGCAGCCTCAGTGTCGCCATCGAACTTCTGAAGGCCCTCGGTGTAGTTCGTGCCCAGGGACTGGAACACCACGGCAGACGTGTTGATGCCTGCACCGGTCACGCCAGTGCCGACAGCGGACTGCACGGCCTTGCTTGCGCCAGCTCGAGCTGCGGCACCAGCAGCAGCACTCTTGAGCGGAGCCGTGGCCACACCACCGATACCGCCACCAACGGCAGCGCCAGGAATCTGCTCGGCCAGGAAGTTGGCAACCATCGTCGGGTTGCGAACCATCCAGCCCAGCATTGAGCCGGTGGCTGCTACCACACCATCGTCCTGGTACTTCTGGTCGGCCTCCTTGACCATCTTGCCGATGCGAGGATCAGAGGCGATCTGGTTGTATTCCTCGACGCTCTTGGCCAGGATGGGAGCGGTGTCCTTGGTGTCGCCAGTGACAGCCTTCTCAAGCCGGTTGGCCAGGAAGTCCCAGGTCAGACCCAGACCCTTGAAGCCCTTCTTCAAGGCATTGATGGGCTGGAAGCCGTAGTCCTCGTCAGCGACCTTCTTGGCGGTCGGCTGAGGCTCAGCAACCGGAGGCTTGTAATCCGGATCGATCTCCATGTCGCCAGCCATGAATCCAGGGGCGACCCTTCGACCTGATGGCGCAGTCTGTCGAGATTGGCTGACCTCGCTGTTCATCGAGTCCCGCATCACGGACGCACTGGTGCTCGGGGCCTGGACGTCAAACTCCAGATCGCCGCTCAAGAAGCCAGAGTCCCTTGATCGAACCCCTCGCTCGGCCTCAGCAGAGTCCAAGAAGTATGGGTTCCTGAGTCCGAGTCGGTCTGTTGCCATGCTGATTACTTGGTGCCAGGCAGGGTGAATCGAGCGCCGTTGGGGGCCGGGACATACACGCCACTCTTGGTGAGCGCGAAGATCTGGCCGGTGGCTTCGTCTCGCTTGAGTCTCAGCTTGCCATTGTCGTCACGGGCGAACAGCTCTTGCGCCTGCTGAGGATCTCTGGTTTGGGTGTAGGCGCGATGAATGGTGCGAGCATCCAAGCTGCCGCCAAGGTAGACGTTGGCCTCACCAACCTGGCGAGACTCAGCAACCTTGTTCTCGATGTCGTCCATGATCTTCTGACGAGCTTCTTGAGGCATCATTTCCCATCTGCTGTTCTGCTTGGCAGCGGTATCGATGTCTTGCTTGATGACAGCCTCGAAGCCCTGGCGCACGGCCCCAAGCTGGCGATTAAGCAGTTGGTTTTGCTGAGCTGTGGCGGCTTCTCGACCGGCGGCGTTGGCCCTGATGTTGGCAATGTTGATGCCGTAGCCGCCTTCGATGTTGGCGACATCCTTGCGACCCTGGATGTTCATGCCAGCAACATCCTTGTCGCCCTGAACCTTGGTGGCGACGTTGTCCTTGTCTGCCGCGATCTTCTTGTCGAGCTGACCAGACTCGAATGCGCGAGCACGCTCCTTCTCCAGCATACTGATGTGCAGTGCAGAAGCATCGCGACCGTTCAGTGCGCCAAACGAGAGGGCCTCGATCACGTCGCTGCGCGAACGCTCGACGCTTCCCTGCGTACCATCAGGGCCGACGCCGGTCATGATGTAGGCATCCTTGGCCTTGTCGTAGGTCACGTTCGAAATCGAGCCGCCATCCGGGAAAGCCTCATAAGCAGACTTGATGGCAGAAGTCGCACGCTCGGGAGACATCTTCAGCATCTGAATGGTCTTGCCCGTCTTCTCTGCCAACTGAGACTTGACGACGCGATCGACAGCCTCGTCCGCCTCAACCTGAGAGCGACCATAGGCTGAGGCCTGCCGCCTCATCACGCTGCGCAGGTTGTCGTAGTACTTCGACACTGCGGCTGGATCACTGCGGTGGTCATAGTTCTGATCCGCACCATCTGGCCGGAAACCAGTGCCAGACGACCAGTTCTTCTCGAGGTCAACCGCAGCCTGATTCGCATCGCGCTGCTCTTGAAGCTGGGCATTTTGAAGACGCTGGTTCTCCATCTGGAGTCCCATTGCCTCACGCTTTTTCTCGGCGTCGTCAAGCTGACTACGAAGCCCTAGCGCACGCGCATAGTTCTCAGCAAACGCACCGGCAGCAATACCAAGTCCAGCAGCCATTTCAGTTCCTCCGAAGACCCATGCGCTGCTGTGCAGCCGGGGTGTGGTACTTCGCCTTGAGCTTGTCGAAGAACTCGACGCCCTTGGCCTTTACAACATCAGCGGGAATCACATACTCGCCGTTCGAGAGCATCGCCGGAACCTTGTCGTCCACCGGACCACCGGGGCCTTTGACGTGGCCTGGCCCAGAGTGAATCTCTCCACCATCTGCCTTGCCAGGAGGTCTGTTGGACAGGCCGTAATACGTGCCTGCCGCTCCAGCCAAACCAGCGATCGCGCCCATCTGGGCGTTGTAGCCAGCCATGCGTCCCTGGAACTCCTGGCCGTACAGGTTTCCGGACTGGTTGTAGCCTTGCAAGCCGTATCCAGCACCCTGACCAACCATGCCCGCATTGGCTCGAGCATCCGCCATAGCGCCGCTACCGGCACCAACAGCACCACCAAGGCTATTCCCGGCCAAGCCGATGTACTGACCGGCTGTGTTCGAACGACCACTGGCCGCTTCGTTGACACCGGCACGCAATGCGATCGCCTTGTCCATCGTGTCGAAGGCGGCACCAGTCTGCATACCAGCCGTAGCCAAGGCCTGATCACGGGTCAGCCGCTCGTTGGTACGGGCAAACGCGGACGAGTTGGGGTTGACGCCGTATCGCGACAAGCTACGCAGCGACTGATCTCGAGCATTCGAGAACTGCTGGTTGGCGCTGGCCGCAGCGATGCCCTGACGACGCTCGATGTTCTCTCGAGAGTCGTAGCCCATCGCATCGGCTTTGACCTTGTCGCGCAGGTCTTTGTTGGCCTTGTCTTCCTCGATGCGGCGACGAGCCTCTTCCCGGGCAAGCTGGGAGTCTTCAAGGTAGCTCTGAGTCGCCCTCTCAGCGAGCGCAAGCTGGCGCTCCTGCATCGGCTTGAGGTCGGTCTGGTAGATAGACTTGTAGAAGTCGAATGTTTCTTTGCCCAGCTCGGCGCTGGCCCTGGCTGCTTCGCCAATTCCCGGATCCGGCTGGGGTGCGCTCATCCATCCCATAGTCTTACCCTTTCAAAAACTCTTCGAGTGTGTCGTTCTGTGCAAGCATCCTGATCTCAGGAGTCACCGACACAGCCCACTCGAAGCCGCCGATGATTCGTGCCATATGAACAAACAGATCACACAGGCTGTGCCGGATCACGTTGGCGATCTCGACACCCTTCTGCCCGTGGTTCGCCTTCAGCTCGTCGGAAGCCAGCCAGTTGAGGATCGAGGTCTCCATCAGCGGCAGAAGCTCAGAGCAGTGATTGCGGAAGAAGGCGTTGCGGTTCACCCCAGACAGGGCGAGCCACATCATTTCGTTGATGTCTGACGGCGTGACCTCGGCGTCCTTGTCGATCAGGTCATCCCAAACGTCAGCGATTCGGGTCAACATGAGTGCGAGCTGCACCGCATCAGGGTCGTCCCTGAAGAACCTGTGCAGCAGAGAGATCGTTTTGGCGTCCCGCATTGCTTAGGGTTTCTACTGATAGGTCTGGTTGTGATTGAAGGTCGTCACGCCGCAATTGTCTCTGGTCACGGGGTGTCGTCGGGCCAGTGGATGGCGTTGACCTCGGCGGCAGTTGTGGCCGCTTCGATCTGCTGCCGAAGGGTTCTGCCCAGGACGTGCTGAGCGTTGACGTGTACCGCCAGGGCCTGGCCCACCGAGATCATCTGCGCACCTGTCAGCGTCCGTACGGTATTGTCCTTGAGCGTCCAGTCCATCAAGAACGACGCAGGGTTCATGTTGGCGAGCTGAGTGGCCCCGACGATCTTGGTCTGTGACTCCGGGTCAGAGTCGAACACCGACCCGTCCCAGGTGAATCCGCCATGCTCGGCTGCATCTCGAGCAGCCTTGATCTCGGCCCACTTGTCCGCCTTCAGCGCATCAGGCGTTCGCGCATCCACCCACTGCTCGGCGCCAGGGTTCCATGTGGCCGGGTGCAGGGGTGGGACAGCTTTTCTGGCGGCACCCTCGGGCGTGTAGGCAACCCATGCGCCGTCACGAACACAGCCATCGTCGGCCATAACGGGTGAGTTGACCTCTACCCAAGGCTTATCGTTGGGCGGAGGGCTGTCCTCTGGGAAGCCGAAAACGTATTTGACGGTGCCCGACTCGTCGTAAAACGCTGCAAATTTCATCGCTTGCCACCGGATGCGATCAGCGAGACCGCGCTGTAGGTAAATGTTCCAGACCCGGGCCCCTGGTTGACGAGGTCAACCGTGTAGACGTTGTAGCCATCCAGCGGCGATGGATCGAATGCAGTGGCGACAAACGAAGATGTCTGAGCGTCGAGCACGGACACCGCAGAAGACGAGATCAGGACTGTGTTGCGCCGGATGTAGATGCCCATCGTTGAGCCGCCACCAGAGCTGATCGCATTCAGCGTGACAATCACGGTCACGCCGCTAGACCCGCCCGCCATCGTCAGCCCAAGAGCGACTACCGTGCTTGCTGTGTTTCCAAAGGAAAGGGAGCCAGAAGATCCGCTTGCAATGTTCATCGCGGTCACGGATCCGCCCTGAATGTTCAGGGTGTTGACCATCACCGTGTTGGCCTTCAGCGTTGACGCCTCGATGTCGCCACGAGCGTAGATGTTGTTGAAGGTTGCGTTGCCAGTGCCGGTAATTGACCAGCCTGTGCCAGCGCCAAAGTTGCTCGACGACAGTCCGCCGCCGGTGATGTTGATGCCGCCGATCTGTCCATTGGTAGAGAAGACGCTGCCGCGAACCGTGACGTTGCTGAACTCTGCTGCGCCAGACTGGTTCAGCGAGAAGCCGGTCAGGCCGCTGACGTAGTTCGATGACGAGATGCCGTTGGCGTCAATCAGGATCGAGCCGATCGTGCCGAAGTAGGCGTAGATACCTCCTCGCACAATCGCGTTGGTGCCGTCGAACTGAAGAGAACGACCGTTGATACCGGTCGATCCGTTGCCGATGTAGAACTGATTGACCCCGCCGTAGTCACCCAGGTAGAAGCCAGCATTGCCAGGAAGCACGGCTCCCGAGCGGACAATTGGAGAGCGAAGGTCGATTGCCGCCGTGATGGTTCCGGCTGTGATCTTGTCCGCAGCCAGGTCAGCGATCTTGGAGTTGGTGACCGCAAGGTTCTGGATGGCCGCGTTGCCAACAGCCAGATTGGCAATCTTCGCAGATGTGATAGCCGCATCAGCAATCTGTGCAGAGCCGACGGCTAAGTTGGCAATCAGAGCTGTAGTGATCGCGCCTGTCTGAATCGCTGCCGTGCCAACAGCCAGATTGGCAATCTTCGCAGATGTGATGGCCGCGTCCTGGATTTGCGCGGAGCCTACAGCAAGGTTGGCAATCAACGCATTTGTGATCGCTCCAGTCTGAATGGCGGCGGTACCAACAGCCAGACTGGCAATCTTCGCGGACGTGATGGCTGCGTCCTGGATCTGAGCAGTCCCAACAGCAGTATTCGCAATCAGTGCGTTCGTGATTGCGGCGTTGGCAATCACGCCATCATTAGCGATGATCGCGTTGACCGCGATCTTGCCAGCCGTCACAGCTCCAGCGGCAAGCTCAGATGCGCTGATGGCCCCTGCCGCAATTTGCGCCGCAGTGATCGTGTCCGCAGCGATGTTGCTGCCTGTGATGGTGTTTGCGGCGATGCGGTCGCCGGTAATTGCACCGGCTGCAATGTTGCTTGCCTGGATCGTGCCTGCCGCGATCTTTGCCGCAGTGATGGCCCCAGCAGCCAGCTTCGGGGTGCTGATGGCGTCATCGCTGATCTGCGTTGTCGTGATCTGACCGGCGATCTTGGTTGCATTGACCCCGGCAATCTGGGCGTCCGTGATGGTGCCGCTGAGGTCTGATGTATCTACGGCTGCGGTATACGCCGTACCACTCCAGCGATACAGCTTGCCGCTGAAGACGATGGTCTCTGTGCTCTTGGTCGTCGGCAGCGCGCCGGTCACAATCGTCACTGGCTCAATGCCAGACGCAAACTTGGTTAGCGTGACAGCGCCAGACGCGATCTTTCCCGCCGTGACGGCCAGATCTGCCAGCTTCGTGTTGCTGATGATGAAGTCGGCGATCTTCGTGGGATCGCTGATCACTGCCATGTTGGCGTTTGCCAGCAATCCAGTGATCTTGCTTCCGCTCAGGTCGATCGCACCATCGGCAATTTTCCCAGCAGTGATTGCAAGGTTCGCCAACTTGGTGTTGCCGATCAGGCCATCGGCAATCTTGGTCGGATCCGTAATCACCGCCATGTTGGCGTTTGCCAACAGACCAGTGATCTTGGTGCCGCCCAGGTCGATAGCTCCGTTGGCAATCTTGCCTGCTGTGATCGCAAGGTCAACGAGCTTGGTGTTTCCGATCAGTGAGTCCGCGATCTTGGTTGGGTCAGTAATGACCTCCATGTTCGCGTTCTTGAGCAGTCCATAGATCTTGTTTCCACCAAGGTCGATTGAGCCATTGGCGATCTTCTCGGCTGTGATGATCAGGTTCGACAGATCCTGACCACCAATCATGCTGGTGCTTGCAGCGGTGCCGCTGGTGGCGTTGTAAGGCCCAATGACATTCGCCATCGAGACGAACCGGATCCAGTAGTAATACGTCTGACTCGTCTTGCCGACAGGATCAGAGAAGATCGAGCCAATAGTCGTGCCGATCAAGACGGCAGAGCCAAGAACGTTGGTGGCGCTGCGCCACACCTCTGTGTAGCTGTGATTGCTGTACGCCGCGCCAGTCCACTCCAGGACGATGGTCGAGAACGTGGAGGTGGCCGTCAGCCCGCCCGGAGCAGGAGGTGTTGTGAGATCTGTGGTCTCGTCGTAAGGGTCTGGGCCAAAGACGCCACCACCATTGCCTACGACCGGCAGCTTGCCGGTTCCGCCAACGGGGGCTAGGGTGGTCGAACCATCCTTCGCAAGACCGAGCGCCTTCAGCTCGCGCAGGCTGACAAACTGATCGAGCGGATCACCAAGTCGACCCTCTCGGACGTCAAGCGAACTCTTGATCGCCTGAAGCGCCTGGACGACGTTGCTGTCGGATGGGGCCGGGATCGCCGGTACTTGGGTCTCGCGGCTCATACCTGCATCAGCTCCGCAACAGACGTCGCCATGTAGAACTCGGTCACATCAGTTGTGCCCTCGATCTCCACGTACCAGTCCAGGGCCTTGAACCCGGCTGGCAAACGAAAATGAGCCTCTGACGCCACGCTCTTCGTCAGCTTGAGAGCGCCATCCGCATAGACCTTCAACTGCACCGGATAGGCCGAGGCTCGAACCTGAGCCACAGAGAAGTTCACATGCTGCGGGGCGCGGAAGACCTTCGAGCGCCACAGGTACGGCAGGTTTGTCCCGGCATCGAAGCGAACAATGTTCGCCCCCTGCACCAGGTACAGGGTGTCCGTAGACGCATCCTGGAAGCCAGAGACGATCGGCTGAGCTCCGCCAGACCCAAGGTCTGACACGGTCATGTACGCGCCCTGACCGGTGAAGTCGAAGATCAGCAGGCCACGCTCAGAGCCGGTGTTGTAGAACCCATGCCACCTTCCGTTGTAGAGGAAGGCCAGGATCGAGTCCGGCTTGTAGGCTTGCCACTGCTCCCGCGACAGGATGTTCTGGGTGACCACCTGGACACCGCTGCCGCCGATCGACACCAGGCCATCAGGCGATGCGTACATCACGCCGTCACCGGTCTCCACGATCGATCGCTTGGAGACGCAGGCTTGCCGCAGCTCCATCTTGGTCGTGGACATGGCCGACGGATCCACGCCTTGCAGCAGATACGGGAAGGTTCTGGTCAGCACCACAACCGTCTGACCGAAGGTGCCAAGGCCCACGATGTCAGCATCCACCGGGTACTCATGCGGCCAGGCATGAGGCAGGTACGGCTCGGACATGTAGACGGTGTTGCCGACAAAGCCAACAGCCACGCCGTTGGCCATCATCCGCAGCCCCTTCAGGCCAGCAGGAGGCTCTACCCAGTCCTCTGTGCCGAGTACTTCTCCCAGGCTTGCCTGAGTCTTGCTGTCGGTGTAGCTCGTCGTGGCGATCGGAACCTCAGCCACGAACTGGAAGTACGCCTGAGCGCCAGTAGCCGAAGAGCGGTAGATCCGCTTGAGCGTCAGGTTGCGGTTGCCACCTGGGTTGCCCGGGATGCTGACCGTGACCGGCTGGGTGTTGTTGATCGAGACAACAGCAGAGGCGTTGGACGGAGGCCCTTCTTCGCCGAACGCGGACACGTACGTGATGACGTAGGTGCGGCTCTCGGTGTGAACAGCTTCCGTCGGAGCGGTAGATGCCGTGACCGTGGGAGCCGTCGTTGGCTTCGGGATGCCCAGCAGGTATGACGCCCCCGGATAGCTCGCGCCAGACAAGATCAGGTTGTTGGGCGAGTAGCGAGGAGCTACACCGTCAGTCCAATACAGGCGATCGTACTGATCGGCCACGATCGGTGAGCGCACGACATCCACATCACCAGGGAACTCGAGCCAGTAGTTGGTCTCCGTCGCGCTGGTGCCGTAGCGGTAGATCGTCTGCGGCGAGGCAGAGGTGGTGGCCTTGAGAGTGGTCGTGCCCTTGAGCGCAGAGATGGCACCGGAGATCAGCTTGACGTTACGGGCAAGCTGCGCCTCACCCGAATCCAAGAGGATTGGGTTGGAGATCGGCTTCATGCCGTTGAAGCCCTTGATTCCGATCAGTGCCATGTGGTGCCCTACTTTGCTGCGTGACAGACGCTGCCGACGAAGTCTTGCAGCCCGCTCACTTGGTCTCTGAGTTGGTCAGCCGATCGAGCCACGTCCGTATATCTGCCTGCGCACGCTCCAAGAAGCTCTCTTGCGGTACGGGCTTGCTCAAAGAGGGCGGCAGACTCGGGGTCTGTGGGGGCTGTACCGGAATTGAGTCGGAGGATCTGGTCGCGCAGGCTGCTTGCAACAGACTCAGTAGCAGCAATCCGGCGATTGAGAACTTCCTGCTTCTGTGCTTGCTCATTGGAGACCCTTTCAGCTTGCTGACGCATTGCTTGTTCTTTGGCTCGAGCCTCAGCCTCAGCTCGGCGTGTATTTTCTGCGACCTCTGCGCGGTAGTCCGCCAGCTCGGCCTTCGCGCTGTGCATCCGAACGTAGGAGATCCCGGCCAGTAACGCGAAAAGGGCGACCAGCGCCGCCCATACCCAGCTAGGAACCAGATCCAGGATCTTCAGCATCAGACCTTCCCCTGGTACTTCGGCATCCTGGTCAGCAGGACATCGTGTACATGGTGTCTATTGATGTCGCAGGCACTGCGGTTGCCGTACAGCGGCTTGGTGGACTTCAGGCAGGTGTGCTCGACGTTGCCAAACCAGACGTTCGGGTTGCATCCGGACTTCAGACCGCAGGCACGGCGCTCGTTGAGCAGGCCACCGATCCCGCCGTTGTAGGCGGCATCAGCCATAGCCAGCCTGGGCAAGTGATCCGGCACCAGCTTGACCAGCCGGTTGTAGGCATCCCTGGTCATCAGGACGATCACCCGCATCTGGAGGTCAGGACGCTGGTAAACCGTCTCCCAGCGCAGCTCGTTGAGCCCACGGGGATCCAGGCGGCGGCTGTCGGCCAAGGCGTCGAACCGGACGCTGCCGTCCTGGTTGAATGCGCGAGTCAACTGACCCAATCCAGCACCCTCCTCCCGGTCAGACTTCAGCCGAGAAGTTGGTGCCCAGCACCGGGAGTGCTTGAGACTGATACAGCTTTCGTGCTCGATCAGGGCCGCGAAGTAGTTCGGCGTGGGCATCGTAGGCCAGACGTCCTTGACCTGGGCGCTGAGCGTCGGGAGGTGTTCCTTTGCCCTTTCGGGGATGAACGTCTCCACCGGCTGCGAACTGGCGCAACCAAGCCCGAAGGCGAGCAGAGAGGTCAGCAACCAGCGCAACACGGATCACCTCTGAACCTGGGCGAAGAACAGCAGCAGGCCGATCAGCACCAGGGCGCGCAGGAGGCAGATGCCCATGTACGCAACGCCTGCGCCGAAGCTACCTTCGTTGAGAGCCCTGTCGTACAGGGCTTCGCTGGAAGCACGACCAAGCATGGCCTTGGCGATCAGGTAGGCCAGGCCGGTGACCAGGAGGGCTTGCGCCCACAACTGGACACGCAGCGCCGTATCGGCACCACCACTGGGGTCGGTCACAACGAACCAGACCAGGACGACCAGGGGGATCAGGGCGAACTGGAACCAGCGGCTACCGATGACGGAAAGGAACTTCTGCATGTCATGCTCCAAGTGCAACAAAGAACAGGACGGCACCAAAGCCGCCCACCAACAAAGACGAATAGAACAGGATCATCGAGACGGCGAGGATCGCAGCCGACGAAAGAACAATAGATAGCTGGAGGGCCATGCCAGCGTAGGAATACCAAGGCGACTTGTTCTTCGCCGCATCACGATCCGCTTCGGACTGACGAGCTTTGGACTGAATTTCTTCCATGTCAGTCTTGAGGCGGACCACCTCCTCCTTCGAACCAACCGTGTCATGAATCGTCGCTCTAACATTCTTTGTTCCATACCAAGTCCACAGGTTGTTGGCCTCGATCGTCTTGTTCAGAACGCGACCAGAGTTGCTGCTGCCGAACATTCCGTTGATAGCCAGGAGTAGAGCGAAGATCGAGATGGAGAATGCGGCAAGACCCTTGACGTATGCCTCGCGCTCAGACCGACTCGCGGTAGGGGGTGGTGCTTTGAACATCATTTCTTCTGTGCATAGTCGAACAGGAACACCGTGAGCCAGATCACAGCGGCGGACATCACCGCAATGGCGGAGCCGTAGAGCACGTTCAGCCGGAAGTCTTCCCTGCGCTTGGCGTGTTCTCGCTCGCGTTTCTCCTGCTCCTTCCGAAGCCGAATGCGATCCATCATCATCTCGTTGTAGACGTTCTCGCCGTACTTGGCGATGATGAGGATCTTGAGTTCGTACTCCTGCTTGCGGATCGCCTGACGACGCATCGTCATCTCGAGCGCCTGCTGCTCGATGCTCCCCTGGTCCAGGACTCGCTTGAAGATCGACGGCTTCTTGTTGGCCTGGACGTTGACCGAGCGGTTGAACTCGGTGACGGCTCCGAACCATTTGCCGATCTGACCAGCGACGTCCTGCACCTCACGGCCAGCAGCCACCATCTTCTTGACGGTGGCGAACGCAGTGCTCGCGACGGTGAAGGCGGTGATCGGATCCACTACTGCTTGAGGATGCTGGAGCCGAACTGAACCAGGGTGAACAGCACAGCCGCCACAGCCCAGGCACCAATGCCACGGTTGATCCACCGCTCGACCTTGGTGTCCACCTTGGTGATGGCTGTCTCCGTGCTGGCGATACGCTGCTCAGCCACGCCGATCCGCTCATTCATGTTCGACTGGCGCTCCTCAAGCAGAACAAGGCGCATCACTGCATCAGTGAGCTTGTCCACTTTCTCCTCCAGTCGGCGGAAATCGGTGTGGATTGGTGTCAACTCATTGCCTTCCATTGCACCCTCACTTCAGGTTCTTCAGCTTGTAGAGCGTGGACAGGTACAGACCCACGATCTCATCGATGATGTTCTGAAGGGCCGTGTCCTCTTTGGGGACGGCTTCGAATCGATTGTCTTCGACCCACTTGAGGTGCTGCTCCAGGACGGGGATGACTTCCCCCTTGTCAGCGTCCAGATACGGGATGTCTTCGATGATGCCGTTGCGCCCCTGGTAGGCCTCGGCCAGGGAGTCCGCCAGATCAACCACCTCGTCGTAGAAGCTGCCGAGGGCGATATGCGCGGCGTAGCTACCCGGCCCGGTCACCTTCAGGTGTTCCCGATGAGCAACGTCTCTTGACAGGAAGAGTAGAGCAATCAATTCGCCAATCATTTCAACACCTATGACCAGTAGTACTCGTTCGCCGGATCAAGCGAGCCGGTATCGATCGTTCCGTCAACGTAAATCTCAATAGACTTGTTAGCGATAGGGGACAGGAGATCGCTAAGTTGCGCAAGCGGAATCTGTGCGTCCACTGGCAACAGAGACAGCCTGTCTGCTGATGGAGCGGTGAAGTAGATTCCAGATGCCGTAAACAATGAGGCGATCTCGGACATGCTAAGCACTCTGCCCCAGAGAGCTGCGTGTCCGTACGTGCCAGCCAAGCTATTGACTGATCCGGCGTCAACACCGATGACGGAAAACTTTGCATTACTGCCGTGGGTTGCGTCGTTTGCGTAGGAGATCTGCTCGTCGAGCGCACCGTTGAAGTAGATTGTGATCTGCTTAGTCGTGGCGTCTCTTGTGATGATGAAATGAAGTGTCTTTGCGATGGGGCTTGGCATTGCGAAGTTCGAGCCAAAGTAGCCGCCAGAAACAATCTGGTCTGTCGCTGAAGTCGTGTACTCCCACACGAACTTCTGGGAGAAGTCAGACAACATACCGTATGTAAATTGGTAGTTGTCGGCTGAGCCTGTACCACTCTTGCCAAGATGCAGGATGGGCCAGCCCCAAAAAGAGTCTGGCGTCCCGCTTCCGTCGGCTGGTCTCACAATGATCTGCATCGTGAGATTTGATAGCGGAACTCCGAGCACTGTCCCAATGATGCCTGTCACAAGCCTGACCGAACTCGCACTACCGATCGTCAGGTACTGTTGAGCATCACCCGGAATCAACGTACCGCTTGCCGACATTGATCCTGAAACCACTGTCGAGTTCATGGTTGCGGACACCCCGGTCACAGACCCCTGGCTCGCAAAGCTGATACTGGAAACAGCGCCCTGACCCGCAGTAGACATCGGGTAGTACAGAAGCGGGCTTGTAGCCGCGACTGCGGAGACCAGTTCGTTGTGAGATGGCATGATCAGGTTCCAGTCAGAAAGGCCATTCCAAAGCCAGTGCCACAGTTGAACCAGCGATACTGCTGACCACTGATCGATACGACGTCTAGAGTGGTTCCAATGCCGGGTGCGGTGAAATAGACAGGCACAACGCCGGTCACAAACACGACGGGATGCCCTCGTGCTCCGGTCTGGAACCACACGGGCGACACTTGGTAGACGGGGAATCCAGACTGATCAATCGTTGTTGATCGCAGCGTTGACGCATTCTGAATGAAGTTGCCGAGATTCCGAGTCATGCCCTCGGTAAAGTCGTATGTTCCCGCAATGTTGGCGTCGCTTGTGCGGTACGAGTTGAATGTCGCCGCGAGGATGGTGTTGGATATGATGGCGGCGCTGTTTGTGGGAACAATGATCGGCGCTCTTGTAAATATGTCTGAGCGAGCGTGCGAATACTGAACCATCGGAACAGTGTCTGAGTACAGGTGAAGTGGAGACGCCTGATGCTCCCATAGCGCCGCAAACCCGCGACCCTCTTGGATGATGGTGATATGCCGTTGATCGGCAATCACGTAGGTCGTGGAGTTGGCGGTGAACGCAAGGGCGGCAGACTCCCCCTCCGTCGGGCCATCTGTTGAAGAGTGAAAGTACCTTGGCCCCTCGTTTGTCACCACGCCTGTCGAGGTCGCGTTCGTCGCGCCGGTCAAGCAGCCATATACGGCTGTCGTGCCACTGGACGCCTGAACGAGGCCAATCTCTTGAGTGAGCACTGCGTACTTCAGCTTGGTCGTCGCAAGACATGGCGCGCTTAAGCACAAGCGCCACACGACGTCGGCGGTCGTAGTAAAGCCAGCTAATGAGCCGTTGTAGATGGTTGGTTGATCAGCGGCATACGAACCACCGACATACGTCCAACCGGCCGGGGCGGCGTCGTAAATGACGGAGGTCGATTGACTGAATCCGCTCAACAGACTCAGTGAAGGCGATTGCGACGTCAGTAGCCGCGCAATGTCGCGGAAGGCAGCGCAGGCGTTGAGTCCAGTAGCGGTAACAAGTTTGGCAAACATCAGACACTCTCCTCAATAGGCAGAAGGCGAGGGTCGGAGACTGGACGCTCCGTGCGAACGAAGCATCCTTCGCCAAGCAGATACGAGTAGGAGACTTCGAGAGAGGCCATGTATTGCTCCAGCTCGTCTCTGCCGCCATCGAATCGATACAGGCAGTCTGGGCTTCCAAAATGATTGATTGCGTCTTGTGCGTTCATGATTTACGGCGCTTGATACCAGGTTCCAATGACGTTGAGTCCAGCCGCCCTGTTGGCAGAGGTTCCAGCCGCCTCAATCACATCAACATACATGCTGTCGAATGCCGTAAATTGATGAGCCACAGAGGTGGTTACCGAGGTTGAGCCAACCGGGATGATCATTGTTGCAATCACGGTGTGCAAACCTGAGGCTGTCGGGTCGCTGCCCACCTTCACTCGCAGCACAATCCGCGAAAGTGCTGGCGCTACTGAAAGTCTGGCCGTGATGCTGGTCATGAGACCACCGACACCGCCGCCGATTCGGCCTCCACTGCCAATGTTTGACGCGACTTGCACGAGAGTCCTGGAGCTATTGAACGCGCCAACGGTTACCGTTTTTGGCGCGGCACCAGCTATCAACTGTGTTGCGCTAGCGCCGATAGAGGATTGCGTGTTGGCAAACGCTCGACCGAATGGCGCATCAATGATGATTGATCTTGTTCTCGGCACGACTAGACCTCATTGAGAGAAAGAATGACGCGCCAACTGTATGTCTTCGAGGCGGGGCCAGTCACGTAGACTCGAAGCGACGAACTTAACGACTCAAAGACAGACCTGATGTCAACGGAGACAAGAACGTCATCTCGCACGACAATCTGCTCGAACAGATTGCCCTTGTCAGAGAACACCCCGCCTATCAGTTCCGCTGAGCCACGAACAACTATGTAGACACTGTCTCTTGGTGTCGAGGAGCTGATGTTCGTGTCGCTGCGGTAGCCAACAAACTCAGCCACATACGCCACTATTCGAGTCGTGGCACCAACCGTCAGGCGAGAATTGGACGCGCCATCCACAAACAGCTCGGTCTCCGTGCTATTGGTTGTGGTTCCGTTGTAAACAAAGACTCTCGTGTAGCCAGAACTAGCTCCGCCACTAGAACCACTCCCGCCGCCTCCGATATTGCCCCAGCCGTTCGGGTAATAACCCTCGTATGAGCCGGTAGTTGTGTTGTAGCGCAACAGGCCGACAACTGGGTTGGTCGGTCTGTTTGCAGAGCTACCAACTGGGATCCTAAAAGGGCTTGCGCCCAGAGTGCCGCCTACAGTGACCGCTCCGTTGACCTCAAGTGACCCAAATAGCAAGTTCTGACTCGCGCTGTCAGCCTGGAAGATGCCGTAACGACCCAAAATGCTGCCGCCGCTTTGGACGTTTGGCGCAGACAGATACAAGCCATAGAAGTTGGCAATCGTTCCTACGCTTCCACCAGCAGAACTCGACCCTACCGTGACCGGATTGGCGTAGAACTGGTAGTAGTTCGCTACAACAACGTTGTTGGTAACGGCTGAAGAAGACCCGATGTTGCCGGTTGTCCAGACTCCGTAGACGTTCGTGGCAGACCCGCCCTGAACAATTGCAGAAGCATTGACCGCTGCGATGGTTTGGCTGGATGCACCATTGCTAATGGCGGCGGTGTGGCGGGCCGTAAAGAACCCACCATACAGACTGTTGGCGCTCGCTGTTGAGGTGTCCCCTGCATTCGACCTTTCACCAAACGCCTGCACCCCATACAGAACGACCGGGGCAGATGCGCCAGATGAGGCGATCTGCGGAACAAAGTAGCCGCCCCAGGCAATGTTGGAGTTTGACCCGCCAGATCCACTGTTGCTAATGGTCGGCTGAGACAGCACTCCAAACAGCGTGCCAGTCAGAGCGCCATTGCTCCCACTAAACGGCGTTGTGTTGGCGATTAGGTGGGTGATGTTTCCGCTGGACGTGGCGCTGTTGACGAAGAACGACGAGTTTGCGCCGGAGCTATCCACCTTCACCTGCCCGGTGAAAGTGTCGCCAGCCTTGTTCGCTGGTGTGTATCCGAGGGCGTTCGTGATAACGCCACTCGTGACCTCACTCAGCTTCTGAGTCAGCTCCGTATTGAGATTGGAGAAGTTGGCGTCAAGCTCCGCGTTCGTCAGCGGAGAGCCTTTGACCGACCTTAGAGTTATTGCCGCCATGCTTCTCTCGTTCTCAACCCGCTATGCACCAGATCAGGAGATCGTGACAGTCCAGGTGATCGACAAGGTGTCGCCAGCGTCCTTGTTGACCACGGCAAACTTGGTGCGGCAGAGCATCGTGCCAGCGGATGCTGCATTGAAGATGCCAGCTTCAGTCACCGCGCCGGTGCCGGTGCCAGGAGCAAACGTGGCGGTGTAGACCGCTTGATTGCCGGTGACGACAGTGGATGTCAGGGCAACGCGGCCAAGCTCACTGCCCAACGCCGCATCCCCTGCGATTGCGTTGGCGGTTCCGGCCCCAATAGCCATGTGGCTCATAGCGGCCTGACTTGTATCCCTCATGCGCGAAGCGATGTAGCCAAGGCCGGTCGTTACGACCAGGTTTTTGACTTCCTGCTCATGCTTGACCCGGCCATCAGCGCCAGTGAGTACGACTTTCAAGGCACCGGTCGCCTTGAGGATTTCTTGCGTGTTCATTCATTCACCTCTCAAAAGTTGACAACGACATTTCCGACGTAGTCTGCTGCGAAGTACGAGGCATCGCAGTAGTCCTGCTTCAAAACACTCCCTGCGTCGGATGCAGAGGTGGTGTCAGATAGATTCTTTCGCGGGGCAAGCAAAGCTGCATCGGTGCTTGACGCTGAGTCAGTAGCGCCTCGGCCAAGCCGCGCATCGAACAGGTCACCCACTATTGCGGAGTCGCTTATTGCTTTCGCAACAACTCTTGCCGCAATGTCTGCGGCACTAAGCGGTTCAGCAAACGACTTTCCAGAGCTGAGGAGGGCGGCATCGCCGGTCGTGATCTGTTCGGAAGTGCTCTTCGAGATGAGCCTTGCGACAAAGTCGGCGGACGCCGCAGCATCAGCGGACACTCGTCCGACTAGCTTTGTCGCGATGTCCGAGGTTGCTGACTGGTCAGCAAACTCTTTGGACGATGACAGGGCGCTGCTGTCAGATGCCGCAGGCGCGTCCTCTGCAATCTTCCCAAACGAAAGCACATCCTCATCTGCGCTCTGCACTGTGTCGCCAAGGATCTTGCTGGCGATCAGACTCGCAAGCTCAGTGGGCGACACGCCGTCGCTTAGGCCCTTGGTGACGGCCAGAGCCGTTGAATCAGATAGACCAGCCAAGTCGGCAAGAACTTTGCCGAGCGCAACGCTACTGATGTCCGTCGTTGTGGCGTCGGATGAACTCTCTCTGCCCCGAACATAACCAACCAGGGCCGAGTCAAGCACAGATACGGAGTCAACCAACTCCTTCGCGAAGGAGCGCGCCAGGACATCAGAAGAAGTGATCTGTTCGTCCTGAGACCGGATGTATTCAACAGCGAGATCGAACAGATCGCTGCTTGAGACGATGTCAGAGACCGCCTTGATAAACTGCGCTGTCTGATCGTCATCTGCCGTCGCAGCTCCATCCAGGTCGTCCGTAGCCATCGCGTCGGTTTGGACATGGCGCGACAGGTCAAGACCAGCCTGATCTGTTGTGACCGCGACGTCCGAATAGTTGTAGCTACGAACATAGCCAACCGCTATCCGGTCAGAGGTGGACACGGTTTCTACAAGAGCCTTGACCAGAAGTCGAGCGGAGTCGTCCGTGCTCGTGGCGGCGTCGAGCGCAATCTTTGAGATCGCCTTGCCGATCTCCTCTGACGCAGAAGCGGAGTCCAGCTTTGAAAGACCGACGCCCTTGATCTGAGCATCCGATGTGGACGCAATCTCCGCGATCGCTTTGTTCAGCAGAGACGTTGCAGCATCAACCGCAGCAAGGCTTTCGTTGAACTGCTTGGACGACGACTTGCCCAGGATGTCAATCGCGGAAGCAAGCTCGGAGAATGACTTCTGAAGCGATGCGACCCTGGAGTCGCTCGTGATTGCGGCGCTCTCTGCATCGTAGATCCGAGTAAAGTAGCCAAGCACAAGGCTGGCCTGAATGAGAGCGCCATACGCCGCCGCCTCGATTTGTGAGGCGGTTGCGCTGGCCTTCAGAAAGCTTGCGGCGGTAGCGGCTTTGGCTCGCGTCTGCTCAGCGACAGACGAGCGAAACCTGACAACAGAAATCTCTGCGCGCAGGGTGACGCATGAAATGGAAGCCCTAAGGCTTTCAAGCGCGACCGCCGAGATCTTCATGCGCTAAAGTCCTCGCGCACCTTGAACTTGACAATGTCGTAGACCGACTGCCTGTCTCCAGTGGAGAACGTCAGCTCGAGCTCTCCCTGGTAGTCGCCAGGTGGGACGTTAAGGGTGGTGGGCCCCCAGGAAAATACGGTCTTGCCAGCAGGGCCATCCAACACAACCCCGGTGAGGGTCGACAGAGTCTCTGAAGATCCTGCGGCTCGAAAGTACATGCGCGGCACAGCGCCTGTGATGTTGATGGGCAGGCCAGTCGTCTCGTCTGTAAAGGTCACCTGAATCTGGGGGCGAGTGTCGCCCTGGACGAGCTTGATCTTCTGGGTCATGTCAGATTCTCCGCATCTGCACGCTCAGATTTGCCCGGGTGAAACCGCGAGTCGCCTTCTGACGCGCATCATTGACGCCGACCATGTACTGGCCCTGGTAGTAGCCAGCGAGCTTGGGGTTCGAGTACGCCTTGTTGGGCGTCATTTGCAGCCGAGAAACAGCGCCAGCGGCAATAGGCTCAACGAATTGTTCGAACAGGAAATCGGCGCAAGACGTCGCGCTGCGAAGCGGAGCCAAGGCCACGCGCATGGTGATGGCGTTGGACAGTTGCCTCTCCGGAATCGGAAATAACGAGAAAGTCTCCGAGTCCTTCTGCACAAACGTCCGAGGCGTGCCGTACTGAGTGCTGTAGTCACCCACCTGCTGGTTGTAGAGGGTTGGGTCTGACACCTGGTCGGGAGCTGAGGCGGCGAGCTCATTACCCGAGTACCAAAGCTTCATGATCTTGATGATCCTGGTGTCCGCAACCGGAGAATCCAGATCGTAGTCAGCCGTCTTCGCCGCGACAGACACAGGGTCATGATCGGCCTGGTAGATCAGGCTCTTTTCACAGAACTCGATCGTCGCGTCCTTGATCGCCTGGAGCGCCGTGATCTCGGCACAACCAGGAACCTCAGGAAGCACCCGTGACAGAAAGTCGTCGTAGCTGGCCACGATCAGACACCGCCCATTTGCAGCGAGGCTGCGCTCGGAGCCGTCGTCCTGCCCTTGCTGTTTAGGTCGGGCGAGAAGGCTGCGTCCTTGCTGGTCTTGATGCCCAGCATCGACTGGAAGATCTGGAGGTAGGTAGCCGAGAGCTGGAAGTTCTGAGCGAACTCAGCGTCCTTACTGTAGGCGCGGTGCAGAACGTAGTTCAGCAGCGGGTCAGCGTAGATGTCGGCCACAGCCACCGTAGAGCCGGTGGCAGTCACGTCGGTCGGGTTCTTCGAGTAGATGATCTCGAGCTTGGCCGTGTTCAGCGCAGGCGGGTAGACGTAGAAGGTCTTGGGATCCCGGTTGTCGTAGATGTAGTTCTTGACGACAGCCTGGCCGCTCTCGCTGTGCCAGTTCACGTTCTGGGTATCCAGCACGTCGCGATCGACATGGCGCACCACCCGGCCACCGGAGTTGTCGGGGTTGATGTTGCGCATCACGTCCAGCAACCGCAGGCCGTCGTTCGGGATCGACTGCTTGGTTCCGGCGACCAGAGTGATCGTGGAGTTACTGACGCAGGCATCAGGCCGCACCAGGGCGATGACTCGCTGGCCATCGTTGATCCAGCCCAGGAGCTCGGAGTCAAGCCAACGGACTCCATCAGCATCGTTCAGGACGATCCGAGCACGGTTGATGATGTCGCTTGCAATCATTGGTCACCTCACCAGAGAACCTTGCGAGCCCAGTGGTTCGCGCTGAATACGTCATCCTTGGTCAGCTTCCCGTCCTTGTTCTTGATCCCGGCAGACCGGGCAAGGTAGTTGGCTCGACGCTCGGGATCCTTGTGCTGAGTGAAGTCCTCCATGCCACGCAGGCCGAACCGCACCAGCTTCACTTCATCGCCCTTCTTGGCCAGCACCATCTTCTTTTCCTTGGCACCGTCCGGGGCGTCCTTGGGCTTGTTGAAGCCGTCAAACTTCTGGCCTCGGTAGACAAGCTTCCCGCCTTCACGCTTGACGTCACTCGCCTTCATTTCCGGCCCTTCTTCTTGAATGCGACCGCCTGCACCATCTCGGCAGCACTGGGCTGCGCAGGCTCTGGTACCGCCTCAGCCACCGGCTCGACAACCTCAGGCTCCGGAGGAGTAATCAGTTGAGGAACTTGTGGCTCATACGGCTCCATGTCGGAGCGTTCGGCCAGGAATTGAGTCCAGACGTAGATCGCGCCTGAACCCTTCTGCTTCAGAAGTTTCATGGTTGAACTATAGGAGAGGCGGGGCCGTAGCCCCGCCTTTCAGGTCAGGCCGATCAGGCCTTCTTCACGTAGCCAGCGACCAGGGCCTCAGGCTTGGTGACCTTGAAGCCATACACGTTCAGACCACGCATGATGTTGCCGAAGGTGGACTGCGCACGGAGCGTTTCCACATCGGTGATCTGCGAGGCGAACGAGATGGCATCACGGGTACCGGCCATGATGTTCCAGGCGGTGCTGTCAGCGTTGGCACCCGTACCACCAGCGGCAGCGTCACCACCCAGATCGGTAACCTTGGTCAGGTTGTTCGACACATAGACGGTGAAGCGGTCGATCTGGCCGATCTTGCCGTTACGCAGGGGCGTCACGGAATCGCCGGTCAGGTAGGCTTGCTTCAGATCAGAGTTCTTGATCAGAGTAGCCATCCACGGGGGGATCACCAGCCAACGACCGGTCTCAGGCACGTTCTGCTCGTCCAGGGCCAGGCCCATGTCGAGGATCATGTCGAGCACGTTGGTCTTGTCAACGCCACGGGGAGCGCCAGTGGCACCCAGGTTCAGGTTGCCCGACTCGGCACCGGCGGTCGCGCCCTTGTTGGCGGTAGCCGCATCGGCAAAGACGGAGCCCAGAACGTGAGCGTCGATGGCGATCTTCATCTGCTCGCCAGCGTCGTTGGTGAACATGTCCATCAACTTGACGTCAGCTTGCACGGCGTCCACATCGTCAACCACCACGGAGAAGTAGCGACCATGATCGATCGTGAGCGACGTCGGGGTGGACGTCGGCACTTCGTTCGTCAGGTTCATACCCTTCGTGTAGGTACGGATGGTGATCGTCGGGATGGCGCGGATGGTGACCTTGTCGCCTTGACCCTTGATCTCGCCTTCCCAGTCGTTGTTGGTGATCTCACCCAGGACGGTGGACTTGTAGAACTTCACCTGGAGCTTGCCCGAGAACAGCTCCGGAATGAACTTCGACGCGCCACCACCAGAGGTGGAGTACTGGGGATAGTTGGTGCCCGACGGCAGGAGAGCGGTCGGGCTATTGGTTGCGCTTACAGGCATGATTGAACCTCGTCAGTCTGTAGCAACCAATGACGGGGAGTCAGCGGACTCGTCCTTCGCCAATGGCTGCTTGGATATCAGCTTCGATGGCAATCGCGTCGTTGTCCGAAATCTCCCCGCGTCGTACACGTCCGTAGAAGTCCGCGATCTCGCCTCGCGTGTAGAAACGCTTGGCGGGAGGCGCAGACGCCTGCCGTCCCGTGTCCGGCGCGACCTGAGCTTCCAAACTCCGGTTCGCAGTTGCCGCCCACGATTGGCTTGCACGCTTGTACGCAGTGAAGAACTTGGCTACCCGATCCGCATCTCTGTCAGCCTCGGCTTGCGCCAGGAGGTCTTGACGACGGATCCCCGTCAGATCATCCAGCTCGTTGAGCCATTTGTGGAAGTTTTTGTCGTCGTTGATCGTCACCCAGTCTGAGACCTTGGTGTTCAACGCCGTGTAGAAGTCCACCTCAACGTTCTTGGTCGTCTTGTTCGAGAGCTGCTGCACCATCTCCTTCAGCTCGGAGATCTCGTTGTCCTTCTCTGCCAGCTCTTCTCGAGCGGCTCGACGGACGACGTCGATCAGTTCCGAACCGAATGTCTCGACTTCCTCGGGCTTCACCAACTGAGCCTTGGCCTGCGGAGCTTGCTTCAGCCTTTCGACTGTTGCCGTGAGCTCCTTGAGCTGGTTCTTCAGTTCGCGGTTGTCCGCTGCCAGTCGAGGCACTTCCGATGAGTACTTACCGGCCAGAACCTTGTAGCGGTGTTCCCAGGTGTTCTGCTGGTCATCCGACTCGGGGGCTTGAGCTTGTGACTCTTGCGTTCCGTCGTTGGCAGCAGGCTCCTGAGAGCCTTGGGGTTCGGGCTGCTGCAATCCATTGGGCGGGACTTCAGGTTCCGCTGGCTGGTTCGCAGGTTGTTCGGTCGTCCCTTCGGGGTTCCCGTACACAGCCTCGTAGAGTTTGTTCGCCTTTTCTTCCTGTTCCAGTACTGCGCGTGGCAAGTTCATTTCAACTCCGTGAGCCGCTGATACCCGACGACGAGCCTATGACGGTGTTCGCCCCGAAGTACCTGATGCGGTCTTCTCCGGTTCCCGGGAAACGCCCGGGGCGCTTGCAATCAACGATTGCGGATCAGTGACCTCGCTCGACCAGCGTAGTCGCTAAGGAAGTCCAGAGCCTGGTATGCGCCTTGGTGCCAGCGGGT